CGTGATGATTTTCTTTACAGTAACTCGTATTATCGATACACGACGCATCACCGAGCGTTCCAAATACATGATCGAAGAGGGGGAATATGATGTTATAATTGTATTTGTCCCCCTTTTGTGAATGATGGATCGTGTGGTACTTCCAGAGGTAATCATAAATGAACCCACCTGGGAAAGGGGAAACCTTCGGGAGACCATCCGTGATTGTCACATCATTTTGGTAATCATGGAATCTCGTGTGCCAGTTGTTCCATAGTATGTTATGGATAAATACGACGATAATCGAGGTGAGTACTGGTACGGGGACAAGTTTCCACAATGTGAGTATGAGTATGACGACGAACATGATGGTAGTACTCCATGGGAAATAGACACCCGTGGTATGTTCGTTATCTTGGAGGGTCATATCTATGTTCACTATCTTGTGGTGTTCAATATGTTTCGTAGCTGTATCGGCTAGGTATGACCCAATTCCTGGAATTTTCTTAAAAAAAACAGGATCACCGTGCATCACATGGCGATGTAAGAACCACTCGTAGAATGAAATAATTATGTACACAATTATGATATAATAATAATATTTCATTATTATATAACGGATGTTTTTTTTTGATGTGACCAAACAACATCTTATACTCACACTGATATCTATAATAATTATCAGCGTTGTATTGATACTACTTTATAGGTATAAATTAGAGCGTTTCCTAGGTCGTCAAATGGATTTGGTCACACCCGAACCCGGTGACATACTTCTATTTTTTTCGAGAAAGTTTAAAGATTTACCAGATCTCGTCTTTTGGAATGGTCTTATGACGTTACATACGAACATACCAAATACACATTACGCAGTCGTACTCGATGATACTTATTACCTAGACTCCAGACGCCCCGGTAAATCGATGTATGATAATATTACTAAAGGTGAAATTAGTGGATACCCCCGCCTTGCAAAATTGAAGCACATAGATGAAGATTGGGTTGGGGGTGATATAATGGTCATCAAGACGGGTCAATCCGTGGATTCAAAAAAGAGGGAAGAAATTTTACGAGAATTCAACAGGGAAGGGTATTGGAAAGGTGGTGGGTGTTTGGGAAATACAAACAAAATTCAAAAGATGATCGATCCGATGTGCCCACTTTTTTTATCCGTTGAAGGTATATTGAGACACTATGAAGATGCTCGGATTGGACGCCTCAAAGTTTAGTCTCGCCCTTATGGTATCACTATTTAGATATATTTACTTGGAACTCGCACATGACCATGTATATACCGCTACAAATGGTTATATAAATGGGTATGTTTTGGTGTCTCTCATGTTATACCTCTTGAACGTTCCCTGGTATATCATCCTAATCGCGCTCACATCTAGAGTTTTATACAGAGAATCATTAAGTAATGAAATTACAAATACAGGTAATCACCCGTATAACATCATTGCGTTTTTTGTTATGGTGTTTATAACAGTTTCTCTCCGGAAGTATTAATTGGTGCATATTGTACAAACAGGGTATTTACCAAAACATTCCATACATAGGAAATGTTCACACTTGCGAAACTTGAGACATTCTCCCGTTTTACAACATCTTGGACACTCATATGTCTTGAATTCTAATATCTCATTTTTGAATCTCCAAAAGCATGAAGTACACACTTTTAAACCAGGTTTCACCTGTTTGCTGCATATATGATAGTTTGGGCAGTTCATTACTTTATACTGTTGGAATAAATTCCCAATGAAGATCGCGACAAATTTTTTTCCATATAATATCTTGTTGGTATAATTTCTCTTTTGACTTGAGAAGTGGAAAATATTGAAGGTATTCATCTTCCCCTAAAAGTTCACAAAACTTGTAGAGGACGTAGGAATAACTCAAAAAGTTTTTGCGCTCAGTTGGACAATTGTCATCGAAAGGTCTTTGAATATCTTTGAACATTATTCGAAGGTACTCTTCCAACTCTTGGGGCATGTTTGGGGGTTTGATACCATTGAGAATATTCGTAATATATGGGACATGTTCATAATATTTATTCAATCTTAATTTTTTTAAAAGTCCTCTAATTTTGGTATGTGTGATATCTTCTAAGTTTTTGATTTTCATCTTCTTGAGTTCAGCTCGTAATTGATCAATAACTTCCGTTGGGATATTTGTCATTTCTTGAGCTTGAAATTGTGAAAGCCATTCATTGAAATGATTCTCCCTTTTGTATGAATAATTTACAATCTTTTCGGATGTTTCTTGTTCTTCTCTATACGTCAATTCTTCACCTAATAATTTAGCTATAATTACACCACACGTGTCACATACGAGATCACTCGTGTCATGAAAATGAATGAGGTTACTATCTGGACATGTCTCACACCTTTCACGTATTCGTTCACATGGTCTAGAAATGTTTTTTTTTTCAACATCTATGAGGTAATCGGTAAATATATCCTTTCGTTTCAGACCCACAGTTTCTTTCACATTAAAGACGTTATTAGTATTACTATTTTCTCCACCATCATCTATATGTTGATCTAAATATGGCATACATTTTATGATATAGTCAGACATTTCAGATTCATACTTTTTTCTATTACATGGGTCATCTCGTATCATGTGGTTCCATTCTTCCAATTTGTTATTATATCTACTTAAAAAATTACCTTCCATTCTTATAAAGAGATGGCTTCTAAACTTTTAAGTACTATTTTTTTCTGGTATAAAAGTGTCGTCACACCACGGGACTATAAAATCATTTCCGAAGAACTTGAATATGGAGTTGATCATGATTTGAAATATCACATTGAAGATGATTTTTGGGTGAATGAAAGTAAAGATTGGGAAGATGAAACACTCGATGAATTCTATATGGACGTCACTGGTAAGAAGTTTAGATATACTACAGTTCCTCAGAATGTAACATATACAATTTTACGTGTAAAATATTACTTCAATGGACATGAATATACCGCCATCTCTAATGATATTAACTTCAGACCCGGTGAGAATGAAGATAGTGCAATGCACTTCAGTATCCCTTTGAGTAGTGTTTGGATAGTTGACCACGACGATAAACCGGTGCGAAACATTACTGAAAAGGTGAAACGATATTCGGGTCCAAGGAATGATTTCCATGGACAAAAGGTATCACTCGAACACTTTTTATACTACGATATGGAGACACTCAAAGAGAGTTTTCCCAAAATTATTTTAGCCAACACATTGGGTATGAAAAAAACTATATCAACGATTAACGATTTTACTATCAATCTTCAGATACCTTAGTCGCTAGGTAAAACTTAAGTTCACCCAAATTTGCAACATTGTATTTTAAAATGAGAAATCTATTGCCCGTTTCCTGTATAATTTGCACAGACGCACACATACTCGTCGCCTTTGTAAAGATATTTAGATACTTTAGACTATATAGACCAGATATAGTTGGACTTTCACCAGGGCATTCTATAGATGTTTCCTGATTAGCAAAATCACCTTCACATTTAAATCTGATCTCACTTCCGTGCCGTTTAATCTCAATATCCGTCCCAATATTGGACATATCACGACAGAGTCTTTGGAAATCTGCCGAAGGTAACGTTGTTATGGTAGTCATTTCCACGACCGGAACTTCGATACGACTTTCGTTAATATCCAGAAGTTTCAATTGAAATTTGGTATTCGTTTTTTTCGTCTCACTGAAAATCTCAATATCCATATATTCCTTTGAATTAATTTCGATACGAAGTACATCGTTATTTGTGATTGTCTTTAGGAGTTTGAAGGTATTTGAAATGTTAATACCAGCGATGATTTCTTCCTGGTCACACTGATACTCTTCAAAATTATCCGCCGCGAGATACATATCGACTAGTGAAGTTCTAGCTGTATCCAGGGTGACGACATATAGTCCATCAGGTCTAAAGTAAATATTTACATCATTTAAAATATCCTTCAAAACTTCGAATGTTGATTTAAAGGCTGAAGCCTGTATTGTAACCAACTTCATGTCTAATGTGTTCGTGCGTTACATCTTTAAATCACTATAGGCAACACCCTTAGAAACATCACGACCTATCTTTTCTTGTAATTCAGGAGTCATTGCCGGTTGGAGAGATTGCCCATAATCATCCAGTCTAAACATTTCCGATGTGGATGTATCGCCATCAAGTGACGTCATAGAACACCCCATACCCCCGATCCCAGCGTGATCAACATCTTTCTTGGGTAACAGCGAGTCAAGCCAATTTTTAATTTCATTTCCTACTAAGATCTTACCATTCTTCGTGAGCATAGTTGGTACACGGTTGATTTTATTCTTATAATTCGGTGGAATACCCTGTGTATTTAGATTATGATAATGCACCAATTGCTTCAGCTGAGGAACTTTGTTAATGTACTCGATGACTTCCATTGAGTGTTTGCATCTAGGACTATATATCAGGAGTGACATCTATTATCTATAGGGTATTTTGTAAAAAAAAATTAACGCATTATAGTAAATATGAATTACCTGTTAGCTTTCACACTAATTGTCGTTGTGTTTCTCTTGATGACTAAACACGAGGGTTTCACGGAAGCTTTTGGTCTCTCAGGGCATACGAAGCCAGTTTCCCCAATCAAACTTAATGATCCCAGACCAGACCTTTCTAAGTACCAAAAAGTTGAAGCAGTTGTGGATAATGATAGGATAGAAGAGTTTGTTCTCCAAGCCAATCATGAAATTTCTAAACGTACTGGTCTCTGTACGTACATCATCGAGACTACATCAATCACAAAATACCGTGGAGATGATAAGGATATATACGAATGTGTCTTTATGACTATAAAGAAGGATGGTTTCTCATTTGGTTTCTCGATTGTTGCAACATTTGAGATCGAGAATGAGATTGTTCGTCTCATATCACTACGCAGCCAGCCCCTCGGTGTCCAGGCACCAGATGATATCACACCATTCGTAGAGGGTTCGGTAGGTAAACAGTTTATTGATTACAACATTGTCAAAGAAAGTGCAAACCCAACTAAGAGTGAGTTTGATTCCTTAAAAAATAATTTGAAGACATTATAATGTAATGTTGAGTATCAATGATGTGACGAAAATTGATGACAAGAGAAAGCAACTCCGTAAAGAAATCTATATGAAGATTTATGAACAATTTTCTACTAAAATAAAACAAATTGTAGAACTTGGTCATAAACAAATTTTCTTAACTGTTCCAGCATTTCTACTCGGTTATCCGGTTTTTGATCGTTCACAGGCTGCGAAGTATATTGCACGACAATTTTCACTTGGTGGTTTTACTGTACAACTTATAAGTGACCATGATATTTATATATCATGGGTAGTGCATAAGAAGAAGAAAGATAGTGGTAAAAATGTACATGAAGAAGAGAGTGATTTTCCAAATCTCATGAATTTGAAGAAGATGGCGAATAAGTACAGACAAAATGCGTGAGAGTTAAAGTTTAAATATGTAAAACTATTATAAATCATGTCTGAACAGCTGAGTATCATGGTAGAAGCGAAAAAGGAGTATATGGGTCAGCTGTATCTCATAATGTGTCCAGCAATGATTGAGGTTTTTCAGGACATGTACGATGAATCTGTAAAACTCTCGAAGGGTCGGAAGGTTCTCATCATGTTCCAGAAACTTCTCAAGGAAGTACCAAATTGGTCTAACGCGATGTCCAAAAATCATAGTGATAATATTACCAGTCGGTGTGCATGGTTCAGTGATTTACTTGCCGCTGTATTCGTCGCATGTACTAAAATTCTTTCCGCTGTTCGTCTAAGGGCGGACAATAAGAAAATTTCTCTAAAACTCCCAACTGAAGAGGTATTCATTCAGACCTGCTATAACAATGTGGCGAAAGATTTGTATAAGGATCCTTACATTTTCACAGAAGAACAGAGTGAATATGTGCGTGACGAGAAACTCACCACTCGTTTTTCAACCGCCATTGAAAATACTGTTAAGGAACTCATTCCTGTGCAGCAGATTCTTCAGACCTATATGTCTCAGGACACGCGTGATATTTCACTTGATAATGAGATCCATGATGGTATTGACCCAGATGTGATTGATGAAAATATGATGGAACCTGAACCGGAACTTGAACCTGAACCCGAACCTGAACCCGAGTCTATGTGTGCATCAGAACCCGAGCCAACTGGTCTCGAGAATGAATTCAAAACTGTACCAGGTGTACATGCACCCGAACCGGTGCCCACTTTTGATGCAGAGCCCCAGCCTGAACCACATGTTGAGGAAGAAGATGATGTTCTATTCGGGGATGCACCAGAACAGCGTACAAAAAAAGTTGGTTATAATTAAATGGAACTCTCCGATTATTTGCGCGACCCGGTATATGCCGCTATCATCGCGGGTGGTATCACCGCGGCGTACATTCATCTGAAGGCCCATCTTAATAATGAGGGTAAACTAGAACTCAATAAATATACAAAACCAGCGGCACTGAATGCTATTCTCGTATTCTTTATTGTGTCTGGTGGTGTAGGACAGAAAGAAACTATTTCTACTGACCCTTTCTAAACTTAAAGATTAAACCAATATAATAAGAAAATGGCGTCCGTTACTGCGTTTAACGATATGATGGGTCAATTTCTTGTGGAATTGCACAAGACTTTTCCAGAGGAAAAAGGCATTAAGAAAATGATGACTTCATTCGATATTTTGAAGTCAACCAATCCTCGTCTCGTTGTGGATGCTTACATGAAAGGTGTAACACCATACGCTGATAAGATTTCATCCAAAGATGAAACATTTCTTATCGAGGAAATTGATACGATCGATTTCTTGAAGGATCTCAATATCAAGTCATATTGGGAGCAGATGTCCGAGAATACACGGGCGGCGACATGGCAGTATCTTCAGACACTCTACATGCTTGGTACAACGATTACCTCGATCCCCGATGATACTCTCAAAATGATCGAAGGTATCGCCAAGGAATGTGCTGATAAGATGCAAAATGATGGTGGTGGTATTGATCAGGACGCACTCATGAAGATGATGGGTGGAATGCTTGGTAACCTCCCCAAAAAATAAACCTCAACTTATATTAAATGAAAGCTTGGTTCGACGATCCCCAGCAACTCGTTAGGTCGGATCAGATTACGCAGTTCTGGCCGACAAATGAACAAACCCCAGTGGATCGTATTAATGCAGCCTCCCGTTTTATTATTTATGCGTCGTGTATGATTTATCTCATTCGTCGTGACGCTCGTATATTCGTTTTAGGGGCGACCGTCCTTTCCGTGATATATATTCTTTATAAGTCGAAAATGATTGATGAGAGCTATGGTTTTAGCATAGATAATGAAAAATGTCAGATGCCAACTGTGGATAATCCTATGGCTAATGTTCTCATCACTGACTTTACAGATGCCCCTAATCGTCTAGAAGCCTGTTACTATTCAAGTGTAAAACCTACGGTACAAAACTTAAACGGAAATCGAGTTCCGTTTGATTCTGGTCGTTCCCGTTCCCCATTACCCAAGTATATGAGGAATGCAGTTGAGCGTCAGTTTGTATCGAATCCAGTCACTGATCTAGCCGGTGACCAAACAGGATTCGCTGAGTGGTTATATGGACCCAAGAATGGTCCCATGTGTAAGAGTGATACCCAATTCTGTAATCCAAATGCACGTGGTGTCCAACTTGAGGCGTTCGCTGGTCTTGGTGGGGATGGGGACGTCAGGGGACCTAGAGGTGGTGGTCGTGTGCGAGGGGGTGGAGGAACCTATAGTTAGATTATATTCTCATGTAATAATAAATGGCGTATCAGCTCCAACCTGGCCTTTCTCGAGTTCAAAACAAGGGTGCCATTCCTTCAGTAAAAGCAACCGATGAAGTTTTTGTATATCCTCAGCCCAGTACTCTCAACTGTGGTGGATGTCGCCCAAACACCATGTTGTATGGAACTGCCCCATACATGGCTGGTAAGGGATCTCCAGCCCAGTACATCGACACAAGTGATCAACTTCGTCCCCAATCGACTTCCCGTTTCAACAAAACTATAGTCCAGACGTATGAACGTAAACTCTTCCCATTGAACGACACAAAATGTATGGTGCCTCTCCGGACGATGCGATATGAACCCGCGAGTACCCGTGCCGAAGTTCAGAATGGTCTCTTTCAGCAAAGGTATGTTAATAAAAATGTTAATAAGAAGTAAGAATGGCTGATCCCATCTCGCTCATGGCTGTAGCCGGTCTCGTGTATGCCGGACGAACTTTGAGTACCAGATCTCAACCACCTAAAGTGGAACAGAAACGACCACGACCAGTGGTAGAGGCTACCGTAGAAGTCGAAAATGAAAATTTCGAACCAGCTATTCAGGTTCCTCATAAGATGGAGATGGAGAGTTTCGCTGATATTTCCAAGCAGCGGAGAAGTGGTGGTCAAGAGGTTCTCAACATGCGCAACCGCATGTATGATAATGGTCGTATGAATAACCTCTCCCCCGTGGAGAAGCAACTTGTCGGTCCAGGTCTTGGTGTAAGTGCTGATACACCCGCAGTTGGTGGGTATCAGCAGATGTTAAGGGTCAATCCTGTGAATGTTGGGGCGTATAAACTCACGACACTCCCCGGACGTACTGGTCCAGCTGCTGATATCACTGGTGGTCGATCTTCAACTATTGGTGAACTTACACACAATAAACCCGAAACAACCGCACACCTCCCTTCTCGACTACCCACCATGCCTGGTCGTGCTCAGGGTATGTCTGGTGTTGTTCCCCGTAATGAGCATGAAAAGACCAAGAGGACGACCAATCGTTCAGAAACCGGCCTTCGTACAGATGGACTTGGGTTCAATGGTGCGAAGCGTTTCATTTCTGCACAGACAATGTCGCAAGATCCTACACGTTTCAAGAGCGACCGTAACGATGAACAGTACGCGTACTACAACCAACCCGCTCCAGGTATCCACAGTCACCATGGTGCGTACACGAATAGCGCTGCTGCTCAGGTCACCGCGAAGACCAATGAGGAACTCATGAAGTATGGTTTCCGCCCAGAAGATCGTCGTGGTAAGCCTAACCGCATGGGTAACGCGGGTCGCATGAACGTTCGTGAAAGTGCTCTGAAGCAAGGTGGTCGTCTTACCACCGTCCGATCTGATACTACACGTGTCGATGGTCGCGTGAATGCTGCGAATGGTGGTTGGACGCAGCAGTACAACCAGAAGCCATTCCACCAATTCAATGCGTACAAGGGTCATGAGAACCCTAACACCCAATCCCTCGATATCGCGAAGCGTCAGCTCCAGAACAACCCACTTGCCCATTCCCTTTCCCATTAAACATGTAGGTCATAGATAAAAACATTCATTAAAATAGTATACATCTATTTTAATGAAGGTTCATAACCTATCCATCGATAGTAATCAGCGTGATTTGAGTGTATATCCCAAATCTAATAACTATGTCATTACGTTAGAAAATCCCATATATGACGTCGAGGAGATACGACTTATATCTGCACGTATTCCTACACCTCAAGTACCTTCACCAAATTCTTTAATTCTTAGGTTATCTTCTGGATCCGATGAACTTAATCAATCTGTGTATGTGGGAAGACCACACGATGGCTTACAGAAGGGAACACCACATTATACGGGTCATATCCTTCTTAATGGTACAACAAATATAACATTCAACGGTTTTGATGATCCCCTCGTACACCGATTTCACTCAGGACCACAAAAGATGATCAAAAATCTTGGAATTGAATTTTTATACATGAATAATGGTGTTCTCACGACATATGAAGTTGGAAACACTGATCACGTTCTAAAGTTTGAGATAAAATGTTCAACAGACAAACTTGAAGGTTTAACAAAAGTTCCAATTGAAGAAGTGGTAGAAAAACCTATAAGCATTCCCGAAGTAGTGGAGAATGTTTATAGATGGAAGAAAGAATATACCTACATTACTGTGATTGTATTCATCGGTCTTATATTACTTTTACTTATGAAACGACAACCTAAAAGATACCAACCACCGATTAGCGAGTGATAGCAAATACGGGTTGCGCGGGTTTCTTCACCTTACCGTTAATACGGGAGATGATCTGAAAGACGATTACCGAGATGAGGGTAGTCAACAAAGCGGTGAGCGCGTATTGGGACCCACTGTTCTTGGGAACTTTCACGAGCTGGGTGATGAACCATCGGATGAGATCCATCCAGGACATCGCAGCGGCGAAGGAGAAACCACCAACGATGGAGTTGAGAGTTTGGGATTGAAGTTCCTGGGTAACGAGATCGACAGTCTTACGGGCGGCGCTAATCGTGGACATTTTATATATTACACTAGGAAAATTATTCAGGTAATAGGTCCTGTTGTTCTACGATCTTTTTAAATCTTTTTGTTTTAATTGTTTTTGTTTTCGAAAAGATTTGTTCATCGTCTGATGAATCTTCACTAGAGCCTGTATCCGAATCATAAGACTTGAATCCTTTATACGAGAATGACCAACTATCAGGCTCCCATGTACTCATTACTATTAACAGCATTTTTTAACAACTTTTCTGTCGGGTTTTGAGGGATCCAGTTATCCCATCTATCGTACGCCTCATTCACCTGGATAAAAT